TGCGTTTACGCATGCGGTCGACCCGTGAGGGTCGCTACTGTCTTTGACTAAGACGTTGTTCAACGTCGTAACAGTAGCTGGAGGTGATCACTTCCAGGTGGGATTGCAATTCGTCTCTAACCGAGCTCTAAAGCCCGGAGGAGATCCATTGAACCCTCAGCAAGAATGCCGTTGGCAAACCGGTGCATATTTGTTTGCCTCCTGGGGTCAGGCGACCTCAGGGAAGAAAGAAGAATCTCATGATCTTTTTCCTCATTACCCCGTGAACCAAACGAGGATTTGAACCGGAGGTCTGTAATCAACCCCCGTCCTTCTAGTATACGTTCATGTACGAACGTACCTTTCAACGCGAGTGAAATCGCGTAGCACATATTACCAGAGGTCTTCCACTGGTTTGGTATTAGTTTAATACCCTTCAGATAAGTTTTCCGAAGGTTTAATACACCTTCTTCACTTCTCTGAAGTGCTTTACGAAGAGAACGTTTCTCTTTCGTAGGTGCTCCGAAGCATAACTGCCGGATCGTCTTTTGGCTGTCCACCTCCGCCATAAGATCAAAAAGCTCGATATACCCAGCTTTCCGTATCTCGCCGGTACACCGGCGATATTTGAGTGCTCTTTTTCCAGGTTCCCACTTGGAATCGTAGTGATGGAAACATCTCATCACATCCACTCCGGGTTGCCTAGCTGCGTGAGCTAAGGCTTCCCGAACCCCGAACACGAAATTCGGGTTATCACTCAAGTCCGAACGTGCGCTCAGGAAGTGCGTCATGAAGCGTATAGCCTCATCTTCACCACCATCGGCATATTTCGGAGGTAGAATACCTCTACGGGAGCTTGAGTTCCCCATGGAAGCGTTAAGCAACGCTTCCTGCTTTGTTCTCCGGGTAGTAAATTTACCCTTCAACAAAGTCCAAAGAATATCATAAATAGTCTTGGCATAGAAGGATCTTTCATCCTTCGGGCAGACAGGGAATTCCAGTCCGCCTAGAACCGTCGGTAAACCAATGGCTCGTCCTAGAATTTTCACATTCCAGGAATCATCTCGCAGTAGATTCCACGCGAGTATGCTATTACATGCCAGAGGTATGTAACCCTTCGGGATATCCGGCCACTTTTTCAAGTAGTTCGGTCGGAGCTGTGTTCCTACAGCCCGTATCTTCCCGACGATTGGATCGTCGGCAGACAACGAAGATGCCTTACCCTGTTTAAACAGGCGTAGTTTCACTACGTCCAAATAGTGGAGGTTCCTGCCTTCCCGGAAGATATGTTCTTCCGCCAGAATACTCAGGTCCCTCGAACCAAGGTCTTTGCCCTTGGACAAGACCAGGCGTAAGCGCCCGGACTGGGCTCGCAAAATATCGTAGAATCGTTCCGTGCGTAAGCACAGAATATCATCTCCGATAATTGCGAGGCCTTCGCTTGTAAAATTATAAGCGAAGGTTTCGAGGGAGCGAATGTCTCCCTCGTTCCTGCCTTCCTCGATGTAAGAGGACAAAATCACTAGAGCTAGGGAGCCTAATGATAAGGTCGGGAACGACATCGACGCACCCATAAGAGAGCGCGTAGTCACGGTGAAAGAACTTTCACCTTGAAGTTCATCGACCATGACATTATGGGTCGATGGAGATGAGTGAATCTCCGTATCTGCTAGAAATTGCTCTAGCAGATAACACCTTGGGTCTGAGCTATCCAGGTTGACGCCGCTCCTAGCGCCGTCCCAGATAGCATTAACAAACCCGTCCACGAAATTATTCGTGGCACTTGACTGGTCAGTATTCGTACTGAATAATTCATCCAGCGGAACGGTACCATTGTAAACACCATTGGTACAATCTTGGGCTTCTAAGAAATCCCAGATCGGGTTGTCAACTTTGAACCCTATACGCATAGCTCGCTCTGCGCTTAATATCTTCACCCAATTATGCTGAAGAAACCGCTGTACTATTACGTACTGCGGTGAGAAAGGCGTGAACGTACGCGCTTTCCAGCCATCTTCGCCATTGACGGCGAGATAGACTTCGTTCCCTGCGTGGTTTCGAACCACGGCGTCTTCGGGACCGTTGAAGTAAGAGATATTCGTACCTCTCACCCAACCTGTGTGATCATACAGGTGGCGCTCTGAGTGGTGGGCCCAGAGCAAAAGGAGATCAGTAAATTCACTGGTCACCCAGGACGGTATCTCGCGATTCTCGTCCGGTCCAAAAACTAATTGGACTAACCGATGAGTAAGCTCAGCCGGTATAAGATCTTTTGGGTGAAGTGGTAATACTTCACGATAGTAGATCCAACTAAGTGGCCATTTGCTTAGAATGGCCCAATTTTCCCGAATTGCACGGAAGCTTTCGGCGCTGATCAGCAGCCGACCGAGAAAATCGTAGACGTGTCCGTAGGGAAGGGATATTAAGTTCCACTCGTCCTTTACCAGCATCTCACCAAAGACTGGTAGCTCAGAACGAATCAACTCGTTCTGAGGTTGAGAAAGATGACCATCTTTCCCGAACAATCCTGTGAAGCATTTAGATGCTCCAAAGGAGGTACTGCTAGAATCTTCTGGCAGTTGTCGTGAAAGCCGAGACACGACACCTTTTACTACAGCACGAACCTGCTGCTGCTTCAAGACTTCTAGAGTCTGCGACTTGGTCAAGGTCTGAATCGTCTTACGAGTCAGACGCTCTTGAACTGCCGTATCCCCGGCAGGTAGAGCACGCCCAAATGTTCTCACTTGGGCTAACTCCCACACGGAGTTCTTGTTCCGAGGCTCGAGCCACGGACGGATTAGGTGGCTAAGCCCACCCCCAAACCAAGAGAATGAGGGGTAACCCTCTACACTCATTGGTATAAATGGAAGGACAGGCGCGTCCGGCCTGTCATTAGCGGTACGGTTGGCTAAGTGCCAACCGACCCAGGCAGATAAGTTCTTAAACTCACTGCACACTATTCCCACGGATTCCTCTTGGGAGTAGCCGGTAGCAATCCTCTCGGCCACATACTGTAGGGTCCGAAGTTTGAAACTCCGGAAGCTAAGTATTAATTCACGGTCCAGGATAATCATACCATGGGACAGGTGGCGGTTTATAATAACCGTCTTCCCTAAAGCAGCGATTGCTTGCTGCAGTCTTTTGTACACAGCCGGTCGGAGATTACCGATCCGCTGGGCATCCGAGTGACCTAACTCTTTTGCCATCCTGGATTTGAACCAGGCCTTCCCTCGATAGGTTAACCAATCGTGGAAGCGGAACTTGTCAACCAAGAATCCGTTCTCGTCTTCGAAATACTCGAAGCTCGCCAAATCACCAAGACAGATTTGGAAGATAGCACTGCGAAGGAGTTGTGCCTGTCCCGGGTCGAACCTCCCGGCACTACCTGCGTCCTTGCGGACGCTTTGGTTAATCGCGTCGATCGCTCGACGTCTTCGCTCCCATTTTATCTGAGTGGGGGACTCTAACTGGGGCTGAGATAGCCTCATACACTCACGGTAC